CTTAGGAAGACTTGGAATCTTAGATGCTTAGCATTGATCCACTACCCTTGTCTAAAATCTGACTATGTGTTTTCCTGTGATGAAAGGAAACTTCATTTCAAATTCTAGGATGTCACTTCCTTCTGGACTAATCTTATACACAGAAAAGTTCTTATCTGTAGCTAGCCCACATGCTTCTATCAGAGTCTTGGTAAGTCTTGAGTGATCAAGTGACGACATCATGGCTCTTAATTGACTACTACTAATAGCACTGATTTGGTCTAAAAATGACAGCCTCTCTCTGATAAAAATCTTTGTCATTACTATACTTTCAGTATCATCTAAAATCTGCTCAGTAAATGAACTGAGATTCTCCTCTTTAATTATCTTGAACATGGCTGTTAAGAAGTGAGAGGATCTAATGTTGAACACTAGATCAGTGAGTTCTTCAGACTTCCTGAACTCAAGTTCCATGATGACCCTTTGCTGTAGGTTCTGGAGTTCATATTTTAAACTTTCAGCAGACTGTTGGATAAGCTCTGATAAATTAGTAACTTCAATTTCTAACTCTTCTCTAGTCAAGATTGCCTCCCTACCTTTGGTTGAAGACATCCCTATGGATCTAATTTCATCTTCATCTGAAGATGAGCCATCAGAAGAGGTTTCTCCTTCAGGCAGGATTATGGACTTATCTTTTTGTTTCCCCCTCTCTCTGGATGGGACATTTGTTATAGTCTTCAAGCACAGTAGAGATATGAAAGTATGGCATATGCCATGGAAGTTCAAGTTGGATAAACCAATAATGTCACCTTTATCCAGGCATTTTACAATTTCCACAGACATGTCCTCTGAGTATAGCAATTGTCTCAAAGGAGAAAAGAACACAATGGCTGGGGGAACTAATCCAGTTGTCATGATATCATGATCATCAATAATTTGGAAAACATCTTCTCTTTCTAGGAACAAAGTTTTAATGTTGTCAATCACTTCTTTGCTCACCTCAGAATTGAAATTGTTTGACATAAACTCCCCATCTTCATCTTCATCATCATTCTCATCAATAGTATAATGTGTATTCACTGATGGTATACTATCAAGGGAGCTCAAATCTCCCCATAACCTGTCCCCTCTTTCC